TTAACCACTACGCCAACATCTCGCTACGTCTCTTAGTATAAGTCCGTCGGTAGAATGCGCGTATATTCGAGTCGTCTTGATATCTTGATGTCCTAAGATGCTCTGGATAGTGGTGATTGGCATACCCCGATTAAGACAAATAGTGGCACAGGTAACCCTTCCGCAGTGCATCGTAATATGCTTCCTTATACCCACTTCCTTCATGATCTTCGAGAGTATGATGTTACACCTGGAATTGCTCGGCATACTTATCTTCCCATCGCTGAGCAAGTCAAGTGCCTTGCCGCCGAACATCTTGTCAAGCGGAACTCTTACAGCCTGCCTTGTTTTCTGCATCGTTTTCTCCAACCATCGATGGGTGCCTACCTTCTTAACGTCCTTCCTAGAGAACTGGCATACGTCTGAGTAGCGCAATCCTGTATAACAAGAGAGCAGGAATCCCCTGGCCACCTCCTTCTCGGCTCCTTCCAGTTTGTCCACCTTGGCCTCTACTTTCTTGATGTCACGTTCTGTCAGATGCTCTTTGTGGGTTTTCTCTGAGCGCATTTTGTATCTTCGAAAAGGGTCTCTGACTATCAGTTCCTCATCCAAAGCCATCCTCACGTACTGACGGAATGTACCCATGACCTTGGCGATGGTATTTACCTTGTAGTGGTGCTCCATCAACCATCTATCAAAACTGAGGATGGTTTCGTGGGTCAAGTCAGCGAAGGTCAAGCTCTCTTTATACTTCCTAAGTAACCTTATTGCACTCCGATGGTTGAGTCTGGTTCTGTACGTCAACTGTTTCTCCTCCCACCTCGCCTCCATCCAGTCGATGAAGTTGGCCGTTGTTTCTTGACATATAACATTAGGGTGATCTATTAAGTCATTAAGATCTCCTATCCTTTTCGTATAATACTCATTTTCAACCTGAATTTGTACGAAAGCCCTCTTACCTTGCAGTTGCTCTGCGATTTGTTCCAATAAATTATACACGTCCATAGTTTTTGATTATAACGGCATTCGAAGGGCTTTATTATTCCGATAATTCCGCTCTCGAATAAGTTCCAATATAATACTCTAATTGTTCATTTTCAAGAACTCAAGTTTTTCACATCATACACCCAACTAGGACACTCTCCCTATGGAGCATTTTCGTATTGCAGCAACCTAGAAGAAGTTGATGTAAGAAATATTACATATAGCTGGGGTGGAACAGGTGCAAGCTATAAAAATTTTTACGGCACAAATATAGAAACAGTCATATTTCCAAAAGTCACGAAAATTCATCAGTATTCTCTACAATCAAGTGAATCGAGTGGAAATACTGGTTATGTGAGAAACCCTAAAATTTATGTCATTGGAAAAGATTTTTCACAAATATTGAGTCAATACGCATTCTGCTATACTTATTACAAGAAAATTCTAATATATGCTAAAACTCCAGCGACGGGTGCTGTTTTAGCAAATTCTGGAACGCAAGGAACTCAAATATTTGTACCTGACGATGTATATGATGATTACTATGCCGCAGAAGATTGGGCAAAGATTAAAGGGAAATTAAAGAGATTGTCCGAATACACAGATGAAAAGCCGTGGGAGGAACTATACCAAGAGGAGTTAGGGCTTGTTTAACCCTAACCCTTTATTCCACATATTCGCTCATTGGTCTTATATAGTTTGCCCATGTTGCGAAAGCTGGTGCGGATTTATAGTCATCTACCACCTCATCAGGAACGTATATATAAGGAGTACCGAAGACACCATTCCTATTTAGTTTGCTGCCAGTAGCGGGTACGAGAGTGTTAATGAGTATAGAACCTCTAGAATAAGTAAATGCGTATGCAGAACTTATGGTCGTAAAATCAGTTCCGATAACAATTTTTTGGAGCGAAGACATACCTCGGAAGCAATAGCTGCCAACTCTTGTGAGGTTGGGCAAGTTCAGCTCTCTTATTTTCGTTCCATAGAAAGGAGCAGCATTATCACTTTTGGAAGTGCCAGAACCACCGGTAATGTAAGTGATATTTCGCAAATCATATTCTGTCAGGTTGGTACAACCATTTACACCTGCGTTATAAGAAGAGTCATATCCTCCATCAATTCTTTTGGTATTCACAAATAATGCCATTTCGTTGAACTTTATGAGTAACGTGTTTCCACGTAGTTTATTCGAGAGCGGATTTGTATTAGTTCAGACTTCGCTCTCGAATATATTCCATAGTAATACTTTGATTAAGCATTTTAAAGAACTTAAATATTTCACAAAGTTTATATCTGTTACAAACAACTTTAAGAACTGTACTAATTTGCAAAGTATTGGTTTTGATAATGTACTTTACAACCAATATTTAGCATCCAATTCTTCTAATTCTCAGGTTCTTTCTGGTTGCACCAAATTGAAGAGTATTCCAACGTACAATTTTATAGGCACTCTTCAAACTTCTACCACTTATGGGCCTATGTATTTCTATGATGCATACCTGAATGCCTTGCTTTTGCCCCGAGCAAGCGGGGCAAAAGGTAACGGGTTTGCAAACCTTTCTAGCATGCATGGTATGTTTGTAGATTTTGGGCCACTTATTAAAAGAGCTTCCCAAGGAAATTATACAACTCCAGGTACAGTGGTCTTGCGTTGTCCTAATATTGTTAGCGGTAATCTTTATAATTATAATATAAAGATATATGTGCCTTCTGATTTATTGGCTGACTATAAAGCTGATACGAATTGGTCTAAGGCAGCATCAAGAATCTATGCCATTGGTGGGGCTGAATGGCAAGAACTGTTCGCTTCCACCTCTAACCCTGCCTCAGAATACGCAGACGTTGAGTATTACGCTCCAGAGCTGTATGATGAATACATAGAAGGATATGAGGAAAGTAAGGCAGCTGCAGCAGCTACATAGCAAGGAGCAGGGAATCAACCCTGCTCATTCTTTTCACTCTTCTGATGGCAATTCCTCACCCGTTACATCGGTTACCAGTGTTTTAAACTCAGATATTCCACGCAGATACGACGCCCACTGTGACCAATAAGAGTGCGCTTTATATTCCTCTAGTAGCTCATCAGGGACAAATACACCTTTTGGGGCGATTTTCCATGATTTATAAGACCTATCATTTGTGGTTGTAACTATTTTACCTCCATTATCCGTACCAAGCACCACCCATCTTACTTCTCCGCGCGAATACCATTGAAAACTTAGTGCATACATTGTCTCTAACCTTGGCAGATAATAAGCAATACTGTGTGAATATTGTATTGAACTTTGGAAAGTCCCCAAGTTTAAACAAAGAGTGCCACTAATTGTTTTTAAGTTTGGCATAATAAATGTTGGCAAATATGTATTAAGCGAATTACTCGCCGTGATAATATTGTTTAATCCAAGCTTCCTGAAGTGATAATGAAAATTGAAATTTGGCGCAGTAGTAATCCTTGTAAAATAATTCAGTTCATTAAAGTCCTCAACAAGGGTGTTGTCTTGGAACTTAGTTGAGAGCGGAAAACAACAAGGTTCTGTAAATCCGCTCTCAACTAAGTTTCAAAAAAATACTTTGATTGAGTCATTCCCTGAGTTAGTGAGATTCACAGGGTTCACTTCTATTGCTGCCAATGTCTTCGATACCTGTTCAAACCTTCATTCAATAGACATTACAGGCAAAACTTCTCTTGGCAATTACGCCTTCCAAAACTGTAAGAGGCTATCTAATATGGTAGGTCTGATGGGTGTGAAGACCATCGGCAATTATGCTATGGCATATATGGAAGGTGCGCCATGGCCTAATAGTAATGCAAGGGTGCTGGGCGAGGACGTAACAAGTTTGGGAGAATATTCTATACGTGGATATAATATTTCAGGATCTGCGTGGAACAATGTCACTAAAAAAGCATTCATCATTAAAGATGGTGGAACGGGAACATTAAGAATTAACAACAGCGCAATAGCCTATGATAAGCTAGAAATTATTGACCTCCCGTCAAGAACGACATATATTGGCGCAAACATAAATCAAATACCAGGCTCTGGTTATACCAAATGGACTACTACTTATATATTCCGTAGCACTACTCCGCCAGGCAGATACAATAACCAGACAAACGCCCTTTCTTTTATCTACAGAATCTATGTCCCCTCTGACTCTGTAAGTGCATACAAGAGTGATTCGAAATGGAGTTCTATGAGTTCATATATCTATGCTATCGGTGGCACGGAATGGATTGCACAGTTTGGTAGTGCTGATGAGTGGGCTGACTACGATAAATATGGTGTGCCGCATGAAGAGTGAGCAGGGAATTAGCCCTGCTCCACTATATCCTTGTAATAGTAGTCATACTCCTCTTGCGTGAGGTTTGCGTATGGGTCTGATGAACCGAACTGGGCAGTCCACTCTGCGCCTCCTATAAGATAAACCATACTTGCATAAGAGTTGTATGTTGAGTTCTTTAGGTAGTCATACATTTCTTCCGTGCAGTAGCATCGCCAGCAGCCATTTAAGACTGCCTTAGATGAAAACGTAAAGCTCTTTGAGCGGAAAACAACCGTGGTGTTTTTAAAGGTGCCGCTATAAATATTGTTACTTTTATAGCGCAAATAACCATGCAAATATTTCACGTTAGCGCCAAGGTCTATAAGCTCTATATCGTGTACGCCGTAACAGAGGTTACTGCCCATAGACCCCCACGCATTGCTGAAAGCAGCTTTAGGAACAATCAGCCTTTGTAGCTTAGTGCACTTGTTGAATGTGTCATGATACCTCGTAATATTTTTATCTTTCACTACTGTAAGGTTAGGACACTCTTGAAACGAGCACCATGCCCACGTGACGTTTTTAAGGTCTATCTCAGTGATTGCCGTCCTAATAAATGCACCAGTACTAGTGCCTAAATTAGTTACTGATGTTGGCAGTTCTATCTCAGCTAATTTAGTACAATAGTAGAAAGCACCATCTGTATTAGCAACACTTGTAAACCTTGCAAACTCATTGAACTTGGTAATTAGCGTGTTTTGCCTAAACTTAGTTGAGAGCGAAGTAACCGCCGCACACTGATCCCTTGTGATGCCGACTGGCATCTTCGTCACATCCAGCGAAATTATCTTGAACAACACCTTTGTTCCCGCAGCAGCTCTGATGCCTATCCGCAGATACTGTGCTGCCGTAGTCGTCGTCACCGTGGCCACCCAACAACCTCTCTCCTCGTCATACTGCAATGGCGGCACATTCTCCGTGTCAGCCCAATATTCCGGATTCACCCAGCTCTCGTTGGTGATATTGGCAAGGGCTACTGCTGCCATGGCGCTAGAGTACTGTGCGACATACAGCCCTGAGTTGGTTGCTGCAGAAGCCGTGGCCATGTCCCATGGAGATCCGGCCACCGACGGTGTGGTTCCTTCTACGCGCAGCTCGACTCTGTAATGGTGGGCACTGGCTGCCGTGGCAGGCACGTCGCCATGCTTGGCGATGGCTTGCGACGAGGCGAAGAAATAATCAGAATAGACCAGTGCGTCGTCGTTGCCCTGCAGCATGCCTGATGCCAGAATGCCGCCCTGCCCGTCGATCTCTTTGAGGTCTTCGGTGTAACCCCAGTTGTATGCGCATATTTCCAGGACTCTAGAATCCTCGAAGCGGACGAAGGGTGAGCTGACCGCATTGATGACGAGATCAGGGAAGGCCTGCTGGATGGCAGCCATGCTGTCCTCATAGTATGCGCCCTCAACGGTCAGTACGCCTTGCAGCACTGGCAGCGGATAGGCTTCTGAGGCCAGACCGTCGGCATCCAGTCCGGCAAACCTGCCATCGGCCAGATGGGCAATGGCATCGAGCATCGACGAGTTGATAGTGCTGTTAACTCCCGTTATGCGTATATGCTTCAGGTTAACAGCCGACAGCGACTCCTGGGCGGTAAAGATCTGCAGCAATATCGAGAAAGCATCCAGCTGCGGGCAGTTGTCCACGAAGAAGTCTATCACACTCAGTCCGTCGCCAACCACCACGTTGTCCGTCTGCAGCAGCGGGAAGTTGTGCAGCTGTATATACTGGTTAGTGTCAGGATATTCTATATGCTGTAGCGCTCCGCCTGATGGAAGACTGATTTGTGTCAGTGCGGTTCCTGTTGCATAGACCTCGCGGATGTGGCTGCAAACGGAGAGATCCAGGACGCCGGATAGAGTGCTGATGTTCGTCAGTACCAACCGGCGCAGCGACACTGTGTCCGAGAGTGTCAGACCACTGATGGCTATTACCACCTCGTCGTCGGCCGATCCCAGGATAAGCTCAGACAGCATCCGTCCGCTCACCGCCATGTCGCCCTTCACCAGCTTCCGGTGCCAGTCGCCAATCGACTTCAGATATCCTGCGCCGTAGATGTTGATTTGCTGGTCGCCGTTTGTTTCTACCTCGAAGTGGCAGGTCTCTCCGGGCATGGTGCGCCCACCACGGATAATACTCTGGCCGTTGGCAATGTTGGGATACATGGCAATAGCCGGGACAATATCGAAGGTATGCAAGCCGCCGCCCATACGCACCGATATCATGTCGGTAGTTGACGAGGCAGCAAAGTCGCCGTAGCTATACTTCGACATCATATAGACGATGCGCTTCTTAACCCAGCGCTTTTCGCTCGAATAGTGGTTGCCAAGTGCCTGAGTGATAGGGTCTGTGTCGTTCTTGTATGTACCTGCCATGTATGCCAGCTTGGCTGCCTCGTAGATGACCCTCGTCGCCGCATTGTACAGCGCTACGGGGAAATACTCCTGGGCCCAGTCAAAATAGTATTTCTTGACGCAGGCATAGAGCTTGTCGTAGTGACTGCCCGTCTGCAGTCCCGACAACTCCTCCATGGCGGCCATCATCTCCCTCATCATGTCGGTAAGCTCCGTGACGTAGGTTGCCTCTATCAGGTTCGGCATATTGTTCGTCATGCCATTCCATACATCGCTTCCGTCAGCATAGGTGTCACCCTCCTCCACATAGTATTCCTTCAGCGGTTGTCCTTGGTTCGTGAAGTCAAAAATCGTATCCAAGTCATCAAAAAAAGCTGTCAGACGACCTCCGTTTACGAACATGAGGAAGATCTTCCAATAGGTGTTCTTTGCACGTGTGTCTGTCGAGGCGAAGAACCGCATGAAGCAGATCCAGAGCAGTGCTGAGCGCACATTCCAGTACAGCCCGTATTGCTGCTTGAATCTAACTTTTCGGGCATTGATGAACAGGGCGTTCAATGCCTCGTTGTCGGCAGCGTCTGCTATGTCCTGGCTGCTCAGCCCGTAGCCTTTGTCCACCAGCTGCTCATAGAGGTTGATGCCGTCATCGCTGACATAGCGGCCGGTGGCACTGTCGTAGTAGTACAGATTGCCGTCGGTCGTCCAATACTCCATCGTGTCGCCCTTGTAAGTGTCTACGGCAGCGTTGAGCTCGTCGATGGTGCCCGCAAACGGACGGATGCGTGGCGAATTGGTGTGCACGGCATCGTAGGCGGGCTTGAACACCCTGTCGAAAAGCGTCTTGACATTCGCTTCCTGCGACTTGTCGTCATCGGCATAAGCACCAGCATTATATCCCCACGACTTCTCTCCGTTGCGCATGATGGCGCCCTGCTCGCTGTCGTAGCTGATGCGGTCGTCCCAGGGCACACGGTGCAGTGTCAGAAGCGGTCCGTTGTCGGCACCCTCTACCGACAGCATGTCCGGATAGTCGCTCTTGCGGTTGTACCCCATGGTTGGCTTGTTGCCCTTGTGTGGACCGTAGGTAAAAGGCCCGCAGAAGGTATCCACATTGACTCCCTCCGAGTTGGTAATGCGGGTAAAGATCACGCAGGGGCGCTGCTCGATGGCCAGCCGCGCGCCGATATCGTCGCTGATGCCAAGCTTGTCGGCCAGGTCGTTCAGCATGTTCACCGACCCCATCTTGTGGCTCTGCATCGGCGAGGCGAAGTTGAGCTTGGCCACCAGGTCCTCCACGTTCAGGTCGTACCATGGGAAGCGGATGTAACCCACGGTTGTCGATCCGTCGGCATAGACTACGGTGCAGCCCTTCAGCTTCCAGCGCAGGTTCCAGAAGAAATATTTCATCGATGTTGTACCCTGCCCACTGCAGGGCACATCTTTGATCGTGGCATACAACTCGCCCTGATAGTATATCTCCAGGTCGGCCGTCATCTTGTTGGGGTTGGTGTATGAGGGCACCTCCGTCCTCCACACGAAAACCCATCCGCCCTTGGCTATCATCTTGTCAATCGATATATCGGTACCGTTGGCCTCGAATATGTCGTTGGCGTCTCCGAAGGCGGCTTTCTCAGCTGTTGTCGGGAGCCAGTTCTGCACGTTCCTCCTCACGCCGCCCTCCGACAGAGCGAAGTTATAGACCCGCAAGCCGAAGATATCTATGTCGGCATTTCCTGAACCTATCCGGATGGGTGAGTTGTTGACCCAGTAGTCATTGCTGGCATAGGTAAACTCGCGGTTCACGCAACCATTGATGTATATTTTTGCCAAGTTGAAGCCACGGTTGCCGTAAGCGTCAGGCACGATGGTCAGAGTGAATCTTACGCGCTCCCCGTCCTCTATGTACAGTCCCTGGTTGTCGTCCAGCTCGCTCTTCTGTGCCGAGCTGTGCAGCGTAAACCAGTCGGGGTTGATCTTCAGGCCGATGAAGTCCTGCCCCACTTCCGTCAGTATCCTGATGATGGCCTCGTCGTAGTCGGTGACGTTCTCACAGACGTAGTCTATCTCCAGCGTGCGTCCTGTACGGGCCGACTCCGTGGCAAAAGGCTTGTAGTCGATGTCGACCGACGAGCCCGCCATGAGGCGCAGCACACGTCCCTCGCCGGGGCGCTCCACCCAGCGGTCGTTATATCCGTTCATGTTCTGCCATGTGGCCGGTACGGGCTGTCCGTCGGCCTCGTTGACAATCTCTTCGGCGTTGTCCTGCTGGTTCGAGCGGGTCTTTGGGTTAAGGATGAAGTCGGCTCCGGCCATGGCCGAGTAGCCCGTGGAGTTGTCCACCGGTATGACCGTCTGCCACACAATATCGGCGGCATCGTCCGAGATGAGCACAATGATGTCAAAGTCACTGTTGTCGGCCGTGTCCACCTCCAGCGGCAGCGAGAAACTGTGCGCTGCACCCGTCTGTACACCGCTCAGGGTGGTTCTATAGACGGTGTCGTCGGCCGTGGTCACCAGCACCGTGGCAGTCGTGGTGGCCTTTCCACCGTCGTAGATACTGTATGCCAGCAGCGTATTCTCAGCCCAGTTAGTGGCCTTGGCGGCAATGTCGTTCACGCAGATATATTTGCCCGGGTCGTCGGTTGGCGCGTAGATAATGTTGTAGGATATCCGGCTAGTGACAAGCGTGCCGTCGGCATTGGTGAGCCAGATGGCGACGTTATAGATACCAGGGGCTGTGGGTGCGGGAATCTCGTGGTTCAGTGCGTTCGATGTGTACACCTCGGTGCCCAGGTCGCGCTCGTAGACCTCGCCGTAGTCGGTGCCGGTGACGGCAATGTGCAGCGTCTTCTGGATATTGCCGCTGATGATGAGCGGCACGACGATGTTGCCGCTGAAGGGTGTCCACCACGTGAAGTTGGGCGCGCTGACCGACAGCTCAGTCAGCGTCACCTGATAGACGAGCGACGCAGCCGACATGCCACTGTCCTCGCCCTCAATGCTTATCTTCACCGAGTTGGCTCCGGCGGCCAGATGGCTGGCCACATTGAGACTCTGAGGCGCATTGCTGTCGATGTATCCTTCCCACACCGTCTTGTATGTGCCGGTGTTTCTTACAGCGACGACACAGTAACCCCGCTCGCCGGTGTCGCCCCAAGGATCGTCGGAGCTCTCGCGGCTCTGCGAGGTAAACGTATAGCTCACCAGGCATGCCTCGCCTTTCGAGGCAACAAGCGACTTCGTGTCCAGGTTGTTCACCACCCTGAGCTGGTACTGAGTCGTCGATGCGCTGCCGCCGCCACCAAACTGCGAAGCAGGCACCATCACCCATTCGTCGCTGTCCGGATCCTTGCACATCACCATGCGCTCGCTCACGGCCGCGTCTGCATCCTCATTGACGTTCTGCAGACCGCCGAGGGTTTGGCTGCCCACACCGCCGGCTATCTGCTGCTCGGCATCTCGAAGCCGTTCGTCAAGAGCGTCCAGGGCTTCTGTTGGGGCCTTGTCTGCAAGAGCCGACTCCAGAGTGCTCAGTGCGTTCTCAATGTCACGCAGCTTCACATACACTCCCCCGCTGCTCACGGCGTTCGTACTGCCACGTTGCGGCTGGCTGTCTACTGCTGGCACAAGCTCCGTCAGCTTCTTCACCTTCCATGTCGTCTCGCCCTGGCCTTTCCAGAGCACAACGTCATCGGCCCATCCTCCGTCAGCGTCTTTGCTCACGTTCGTGTGGCCACCCAGCGTCTTCAGCCCTATCAGTGCCTCTACCAGTGTGTTCCATTCATCTGCTCCCAGCTTTCCTTTGCTGCTGGCGCCTCGGTTCTCTATCTTGCCCCTCAGGTCTTCTATCTCCATTGCCGTCTTTCTTTTTTTATGTGATTTTTCCGTTCAGTCTGCTGCTGTGTACAGCAGCTCTTGTGTCAAAGGCAATATGCTGCCACGAACAGCAGCGCGCCCACTGCGTCGGCCACTAGGTCGCCAAGGCTCACTGCCTCACCGCTTCTCTTGTCCCACGCTTCCTTCATCGCACCGGCGGCCATTCCCAGACAGGCTCCCGTCAATCCGCAGGTCACCCTTCCGTCCATGCCTAGCAACAACAGCCATTCCGATGCAACCAATGCTGTCACCAGTGTCATCACTATGTGCATCCACTTATCTACACCCAGACTAGCCAGCCAGTTCGCTGCCATGTCCCATTTCTTTCTTATTTCCATATCTTTTTTATGTTGTTTTAATGTTGTTCTAATGTCGTTCTATCGTTGTCCCGTATGTTGCCGTATCACGGCAACTATCCTATTCACCGAACACAATAGGAAAGTCATAAGGAAAGCCGCCGTCCGTGCCACCGCTGCCTCTCACATAGTCCGTCTTGCTCAATGCGTGCAATAAGCGCTCCAGCTCGTTCCGCATGGCACTCATCGGAATCGTCGAGCTCAGACGTCCCGCAACCGTCACGCACACTACGTCACCTACGGCGCGTGCGCCCAGCACCTCCATTCCTATCTTCTCAGCCATTGTTCGACCCTCCCATTCTTTGCCAGGCCTGAAGCCGCGATGCACTCATAATCATAAAACTGAAGTGGCCGTCATTCGCGCTGTCATCATCCGATGTCCCCACGCGGAAAAAGTTCAGGGTCTGCTGCAGCAGCGTCGCCTTGCAATAGCTGTTGCCTTCGCTCGTTCCGTGATAGCAGGTGCCAAGGCCACACACCATAACCAATGCCTCAGCAAGGCTGAAACGTCCGTTCCAGCTCGAAGGGAAATTGATTTTATATTGACCGGTCCCCTCACGGGTCACACTGAATTCTCCAGGGTCGGCTGTGTACAACATCGTCAGCTCTACGCTCCAATTCGAGTCCACATAGCTTACCGTCACCCTGCCGTAGGCCAGAACCGATGGGGAAAAGGGCAGCACCATGTCTGTCACCGTGTCCGGGTACCAACCGTTGACTCCGTTCACCGACAGGCTCTTCAGCTTAATCTTCTGGCCTGTCGTGAGCATCGGGTGATACAGCTCATAACTACCATTGCCAAACACGCGGCTGATGTTCAGAAGTGCCACCTTCCCTCCGGCCAAATTCACAATATTGGCCTCCGCACCTGTGTAAGTAGTGTCACCCGGAAGCGACAGATAGGTGGTATTAGACGTTGAGAGCATTATCTGGATGTTTAACCCCGTCTTTTTCAGATTCAACTTACGGATGTAGATGCCAAGCTGGCTGTCATAGGTATATTCGCTCACTTCATCAATATTCGCGTCCGTTATCTCATAATAGGGCGTGTACAGGTTGCCCTTAACCGTCGCGTTGCTCATCGTCACGTCGCCGTCATCGCTGACCTCAAACTTGCCGTTAATCACGGTCTTGCCTTTGAAGTCAACCTTCTCGGCATCAACATTATATTCCTTGCCTTCAAAGTCTATCTTGTCGGCACTGATCCTCACTCCGCTCACTATTTCTCTCACTCCTTCCTCGCTGACAAAGTCTTTTGTATAGGTTCCTATTTTCGCTTCGGTGATGACACCGTTGTCATCGACCGACTTGCTGAACATCTCTCCGAAGTCCGTCTTCAACATCAGACCGCTGCTCTCAATGTTGCCATCATCCGAACCGAAAACCACCAGACGGATACAGTCACCAAGGTTCTCCATCACGCCTCGCACCGACTCCTCAAGCACCTCCCAGGCACGGCCGTTCCATAGCCTGATCTCCAGACCGCCTTTCAGTGTTTTTTCGCTGTGGCGGTCTTTATAGCTTACCTCCATAGCTATCATGTCAAACGACTCGCGATGACTGTCCGTTGGTGTCTGGTTGTATATCCTGATGCGGGCGGCACCGGTCTGCTCCTTCACAACCAACATCACCCGCACCAGCGGCTCGTTGTCCAGTATCGACCACACTCCGTCTTCGCCCTTCTGCTGTACCTGCCCTCCCGCAAGCCATAAATCACCCGTCTGTGCTCCGGTGCCTTCACCATCAAGCCATACACCAACCCAGCCGTTCTTAGGCTTACCCGTAAGCGTACTCCCAAGCGCAACATACACTTTTTCCACCAGTACAGCCAGCTGCCGGCGGCTATCCGTCTTCGCTGTCAGGTCACTCAGGTCTTCCCAGTCGCTGGCGTCACCCTGCGCCGGGTCGGCCGTACACAGCATCACGTTGTTACCATTGCCTGGTTGTATCCACAGGTCACCGGTCTTGTACGTACCTGCTTCCGGCACGTCGTCACTCACTATCACCGCCACCTTCGCCACGGCCTCGGCCATAGCAGCGTCACCAGCTTCCTTGCTCTTCTCCTGCAAGGCCTTTACCACACTGCCAAGGGCTGAGTAGTACTGCTGCCACGCGCTACGGTATCTCTGCGGGTCGCTCACCTTTGTTGATGTACCGATGTCCTGCAGCCACAACGGGGTGGATACGCTATCTGCCGTTATCTCAAGGGGGGAGCCGCCATTCAGCAGAGCACCCAGAGCCCTGAAGGCGCTGTCGTAGGCTTCTCCGGCACTTGCCGTGCCGTAGGTCACGGTCAGGGCCATATACTTCCGGTACTCATCCACTGCACGCAGCCAGTCCACCAGCACGCGGCCCTTCTCGGCACCGCCGGTCAGTTCCCCGTCACCTGCCACGTCCCGGATCTTCTCAAGCGCGGCCAGCGTGTCTGTGTCTGTCAGTGGTTCCCAGAGATAACTGCCGTTACTCTGCTTCCGCCAGCGCCACGCTCTGCCGCCAGCGCTTGTGGCTTCCTTCGCCAGGTCGTAGTATATGTCTTGCTCATGCAGGCCTCGCTCGTCGTCATCTGCCCAGTCTTTCGACGGGGAGTTTGCGTCACCGTCGGGATGATCCGTCGAGGGCAGGGGCTCACCTGTACCATACCATATCTGCATCCTCTCGTCGCGTTGCTGCTCTATCGCCCGCAGGCTCTCCAGCAACGATTTGATCTGGTCGTCGATACTCTCGTGGTTGTCTGTCTCGCCTTCCACAACAGAGTGAAACTCTCCGTATATCACGTTCCTCCTGGGCGACAGCATCAGTGTCGGCTCGCCCAGCGAGTAGTTTTCTATGCCGCTGTACTCGTAGATGGCGGGCGAATTCTCACTCTCCACGTCTATCATGATGCAACCTTTCCGGCGCTCGCTCTCACCGCGATGACCCAGCTGCACAATGCTGTCGCCGGCCTCTGGCACATCGCTGCCGTCGGCACAGTCCGTACCGCTTAGATCTACGTAGTCTTTCCCGCAGCCGGTCACCAGACGCCAGTACCATTTGTTGCTCGCACCCGTATGCTCCCCTTCTTCTATGTTGAAGGTCTCACAACGTGCTTGGTCTCCTTCCACCCAGTAGTTCATCGTCGAGGTCTCACCGTCGTCTTGCTTCCAGTAGCATCTGTATGTCGCCACTCTTCCGGCATTACCGCTGGTCGGCTCCAGCTCATTACCATTGCCGTCCAGCCATACCACACGATCCAGCCTGCTGCCTGCGGCACTGAACAGGTAGTTGCCGCCTACATAGCTCAGCTCCCTGATCTCAAGCTTCGCAAAGTAGGCTTTCATGCGCACCAGCAGCTCGTCCACTTCCAGACGCGTGCGGCCGTTCCCTTTCTTCACCAGCTCAAAACCGTGGCCCAGCAGGTTGTCCTCATTGCCGGCAGTGTCATACTCCGGAGTGGACAGTCCTTTCTCCAGCCGAAGACGCTCCTTCAGCGTCAGCACGCCTTCTGCGGTGTCGTCGTGTTTCTTGCTCAGGGCCTCCTGGTCCGTGTAGTCCTTGGCTGCTTCCAGCGTCTCAGTGTCCCGGCGGTCTATCTCGTCCCAGCTAGGCGAGTCGGCTGCCAGCTTGCCGCTCTCATCGGCATAGCCTGCCTTGGCCTTGCCTTTACGGCGCACATATCCACCGCCCTCGCCGTCACTCTCGGCCTTATCCAGCCATACGTAACGGTCGTCGTCAGTACTAATCTCCTCCAGCGTCTTCAGGTTCGAGTGGCTATGCCCGTCACTGCTGCCGCCACCTGTTCCTGCCGACGTCCTCGTTCCCGTTACCGTTCCCGATTCCACCAACTGGGCACCCAACTGACGGAGACGCTTGCTGCGGGGACGTGCCTCGCGCATGTTTGTCGATGCTATATATTTCTTTACCATAGTCCTGTCGTGTCTTTTATACCGGTTTCTTATTCATTGTCCTGTGTGCTGCCGTACCACGGCAGCCTTCTTCTCACCCTGCGTCTGCCTGCTCACCGTCCCATTCGTCAGGGCTCAGCTCGCATAGCCTCACCTCGCTGCTGTCCTGTTCCACGTCCTGCACGTCTTCTAGCGCCATAAAACGACGCCCGCCCTGCATCTTCTCTGTGTACACGCACAGGCCGTCACTCAGTATCTCTACCGTCCCGCTGAGCGTCGTGTGGCGCTCACCGTACTGTGAGTATAGGGTTCCTATCAACAACTGCTCGGCCTGGGTCGTCCGGCCGGCACGGCTCAGCTCCGTCAGCGGCTTCTTGCTGGCCGTCTTGAACAGCAGGCCTCTCGCCGTGGCATTCACTGTTTCCATCGTACCGCAAATAGTCTCCAGCTCCAGATCCTCACGAGCCGAAGGGTTGATAACGCCGCTGTACTCCACGTCCTCGGCCTTCACCACGTCGTTCGTCAGCTTCGTGTTTACAACCTCCAGGCGCGGGGCCTTGTAAAGACACCACCGAACCTGCTCACGCAATTGCCGCTCCTGCTCCTCATGACGGCTCTGGCCTAACGTCAAACCCGCGGTGTGAATGTCCTTATAAGGCCAAAGACCGCCCCACACCGTTACCTCCAGCCAGCCGCCTTCCGAGGGGAAGGGCAGGTACTGACCGGCCTTCCTTGCCGTCAGACTGCGCTTCAGCGCTTTGTTCGTCATGCCGATGCACTGACGGTTCGTCTGCCAGCCGCCGGTGCCGCTGCTGTGTTTGCGGTCAGAGGGGTCGTAGTATTCCAGCCATGCGTCGCCCAGACTGCCGCCGCCGCTCTCCCAGCGCCCTGTCGTCTCCGTCAGCACAGGCTGGCCGTCTCGCGAGTTGGCTATGCTGCGGTTGGTCCAGTGCTGCTTGGCCACACCATTGTCGTCATAAACCACCAGACTTACCGGAACAAACAGGTAGCTCCAGTCCTCGTCTAGCGTGTCCTGTGCGTCCTGCCAGTTGTCGTCCGATTCACTGTCGTTCGACCATGGGTTGTAACGGCCGTCAACCAGCAGCTCCAGCTGAAGCCGTAGGTACAGACCGTCGGCCTCCGACTGGTCTATGCCCGACAGCCTCACTCTCTTCGTCACCAGCATCTTCTCTTCCGTGGTGCTCGCAAAGTCACGCCCCACTAGCTTGCTCACCGGACTGCTGTTGCCGAAAATACCGCTCACATATTTAAAGCCGCCCAGCACTCCGTCCGTCTCTTCCATACCGCCTAGCACAGGCTCTATCTTGAAGTATCCACGACCGCTGTCGGCAACTCCGCCGCCGTCGGGCGACACCCATACCGTCAGGTCTATGTTTTCCCTGTCTTCTGTCCACGAGCGCCAGCCCGAGCTGATGTCATGACTCTCCGTCGACGCTCCGGGGTTGCAGTCGGTCTTACCGTCCAACAGGGGGTTCTGACCGTATGGCGAGAAGGTCACCTTCGCGTTGTTCACCACCTTGTCCACACCCAGCATCTGGTCGGTGCTCATCCATTTCACGGCCTTGCTGCCGCCTCCCTGGTACAGGCCGTTCAGGTCGTATATCCATAACTTGCCGCAACGCTGAACCATTCGCAGACCCAATGGCTGAAGTATTCCCTCCAGCACCTCACGCAGGGTCATTCCCTTACCGTCCTCGTCTATGAAGTTGTCATCACGCACGCAAAGTGCCGACAACGTCAGACGCCCGCCGTCCAGACTACTGCTGATCAGCGTCTCGTCAATTCCTGTCAACGGGTTCATGCCGCTGCGCGCCAGCGCATCATCTACTATCTCACGTAGCGTGGGCATACCGGTCAGCTGCCACGACAGACGATCCAGTATGCCGAAGTCCGAGAACACCAGCTCCACCTCATAGTCTTTCATGTCGGTGTAGGGCTCCTCGTAAAACTCAGGATCCAGCGTGCCGCTCCAGTATAACTCGCCGTTCCTGTACACGTCCAGGCCTGTCTGCCCGGCTTCCGTCGTGTAAAGGTGCTCGTAGGTACGGTCGCCCGGCGAGAGCACACGCAGCGTGGCGATACTCCCGCACACGGGTTCCTCCTTGCTCGTCTCACTCCATTCTATCAGCAGCGGCTCGTCCTTGGGAAACGAGAGCTTCCCGCCGGTGCCACTGCCACCGACTATCTCTACGTGCCATTGCACACCGTCGCGGCTACCAAAGTCACCGCTATACATCGTCGTCCTGCTCATTGTCTGATTTCTTTTGAGTCTTCTATCTTATTTTGTTTTTTATCGCAGGGCGCGGTTGTGCCGCGCCTTTATGGTTCATCCTCGGCTCTTCAGCCGCAGCTCATGCTTGGTCACGCCTACCAGGTTCCGGCCGCGCACCTTCAGCTCTATCTGGCTGGCACCGCCGTTGCCTTCAATTCCTATAATCGAGCGCAGCTTGTCCAGTGGGGCAACCACCTCAGGGTTCTGGCCGGCATTGGCATACTCGCCAAACAGGCCCAGCGTCGGACCGTAGGCAACACCGCCGTTGGCATATTTGCCAATCTTCTTCACCGCGCTCACCATCGCCGCCAGCTGCGCCAGACCCGTGGCTCCGAACCCCAACCATACCCACGGACCCATGGTCGCGCTCTGTGCCGTCGCTGTGGCATAGCCCTGAACCATCGTGGCAATGGCCTGGGCCAGCGTGCCGGCAACGTTCAGCTCAGGCAGCTCCAGGGCGTCTCCAAGTCCGCCCAGACTCTGTCCCATCTGGCCTACAGCGTCGGTGGCGGCCTTCATCTTGGCCTCGGCTTCTTTCATCTGGTCAGTCTTCAGCTTAATCTCTATCGGCTTCAGCCCTAAAGCTTCCAACTGGGCGTTCACCTCCTTCAACGACTCCTCGGCTTCCTCCTTGCCGATGATGTGCAGTTCCAGGTCTTGCTCCAGACGCTCCACGCGCATCTTGGCGTTCTGGTAACTCTGCCGCTTGTCTTCCGCACTGCCCTTTTCCAGCACTGTCGGCAGGCTGTCTTCCACACCGCCTATTGTCGGCACTCCTGTACGCAGCTCGTCTGCTGTCTTCTGCCATCGGGCCCCCAGCCGCTCCAGGGCTGCCAGCAGCTGCTCTATTTCCTGCCGGGCCGTGTCGGTCGTGGCTTGCTCCAGAGCGTGCTGGTAGTATTGCTGCTCTGCTCGCAGACGTCCATAGCTCGTCACAGCCTCTTCTATGCCTTCCACCGTTAGGTCGGCATGAGCGCTCTGCTCAAGCTCGCTGCGCGCTGCCTCCAGTTTGGCAATCTCCGAGTCCAGATCCTTCAGCTGCTCCTTCGTCGCGCGCGAGCGGCGCTCCTGAGCATCGGCTATCAAGACGTCATAGTCTCCCAGCGTCTGGGGCACTTCCGGAAGTATCGAGGTCGACGACAGCGCCTCAAAACGCTTCATCAGTTCTTCGGCCTCTGCCTTCTTGCGGGCCAGGCTCTTGATGCTCGCCTCGTCAGTGATCTGGGTCTTGGCCAGTTCCTGGTCGTAGTATCTTATGTTGTTCTGCAGATCCTCATAGGTCTTCACTTCCTGCCTCAGGCTTATTTCCCTGTTGCGCCCGCCGCCTTGGTGGCCACCGGTGCCGCCGGCATCTCCCGATGGTGCCGGACGGACGGCAGACCCCTTTACCTTGAAGTCTGTCTGGCCTGCATTGGCCAGCTCGTCCTGCAGCCGCTTCTTCATGTTCGCGACGGCTGCATTGTTTTCCCTGATCTTCGCAACAACCTTGTCCATGTCGCTCGTACCGGCTATCTCCTCATAGCGCACACCAGTGTCACCGGCTCCGGCATACGACAGGCTGCTGCCGTCGGCGTAGCGTTTCTTCTCGCGCTTCGTGCTGTACCGTCTCACCTGTCCGCGCTCGTCATACATCAGCGAGTGTGTCTCCTGCTCCTTCTGCGCTATCTGGTTGGCCAACATACGCGTACGGGCCTCCACCACCATCTGGCGGCAGTATGCCTCGCTGTTCTTTACCAGCGCGTCATACCAGCTCGCAACGCTGTTGAAGTAACCCATCGTCTCGCCGTACGTATTGTTCATCTCTTCCACCACCTTCTTTTCCTGCTCCTTCGACCCGTGAAAGTCTTTCAGCTTGGCTATGTTCAGTTCTAGGGCGGCACGGGCCTGGTCCAGAGTGGCGGTCTCATCGGCCAGACTGCCCGAGAGGGTGTCGCTGCTTTCTGCCGAGCGGGCACTGCTCCCGCTGAGCTTCTCTATGGCAAACGTAAATGCAGTGATGGCAATGCCAACACCGCTCGCCACCAGCAGACCGCGAATCGCCACACGCAGACCGGTGGCGGCTGCCTGGCACAAGGTCATGCTGGCACGCGTGGCTTGGATCGCTGAGCTGATGCCTCTGAAACCATTAATCACGCGCATGGCACCGTTCACGCTGTTACCAAGGTCGCCAAGACTCGCCAGCAGCGGCTCCATACGGGCTACGCAGCGACCCACCTCTTCCTTTATGTCACCTATCGTGTTGGCGGTCTGACGGGCCTTGCCGGCATCAGTCTGGGCAAGGGTGGCATTCATACCGCCCACGCTGGCGCTTACAACCGATGCCAGGACGGCGGCACGCTGCTCCTCCGTGCCGAATTTCAGAATCTGCTCCTGAACGGCGTCAAACGAGTAGCCATAACGGCTCAAGGCTGAGGTCTGGCCTTCCATCACCTTGCCTAGCATCGTCGCTATCGTCACGGCTTCTTCTTCCGTCGCGTTCACGCCATACTGCTGCGCCAACATGTCGTTCATCACTGGAATCAGTCGCTCCAGACTCGACTTCTTCTCTAGATAAGTGCCCAGCTCCTGGGCTCCCGACAGCTGCACCTCGTCGCCGATAACGCCTAGTTCTTGCTGCGCTGAGCAGAGGGCCTTGATGCTCTCTATCTCTGCGTCACTGGCCGACATCGTGTTGCGCATCACCTGAGCCAAACGCGCCTCTGCCTGCTCCTGAACGCTATATGCCGATGTGTAAATCTGTAGTTCTGATACCAACTGGTTGATACCCGAGGTCACTCCTTCTATCGCCTGTTGCGCTTGGTTGATATCCAACAACTGCGTGTTCAGCTTCTTCTGCTCGTCGGCAACCTCATTCACAACCTTGCCCAGCTCTTCTGCGCTCAGGGTAACCTGGCGGACGTTTTCTTCGCCCGTGACCTCAATTTTTATCCGGAATGTTACGTCGTTTGCCATTTTTTTATTATCTTTGCAACATGATTAAACTGTTTAGAGAGTTAAATTGGAGGGGAAAGTTGCACCTCATCGCGTTGTACACCATGGTAGGGGGATTCTCTGCCTCAATGACTTGTGTCTTGCTCGGAAAACCGGTATGGGGAGCAAAGGCACTCATCATCGCTTTCATAGCGCTCTTCGTATGGGCGGCCGACAACAAAATCACGGGCAATCCTGATGTCTTTCTCAAGAAAAAGAAGAAACACTGAAAAAACGGTAGCCGCTCAGTGCAGACCACGGCGCTTCTTCACTTCCTCAAATCGTTCCTTTTGGCGGGCCACATCCTCAGCGCTCAGCTTCTTCTTTGGCTGCTTCTCCCAGCTGAATTCCAGCACGTCTTCCGCGCGGAGCTTTTTCTTCGAGTAGGGCTGAAGCATGCACAGGCATGTCATGCGGGTTCGCTCCCATGCGTCTCGCATACGCATGGTCTCATAATCATGCCAGCTCTCTGCTATGACCGAAAACTCATGTGGGGTGCATAGGTCAAAGTCGCCAATACTCATCCCCATGCGCCCCACGGCGAATCCTAACAGGTAGTCTATGTCGGCACTCTCGCCTACATCATCGTTTTTTTTTCACTGGAGAGCAGCTGGCTGAAGCCTGCTAGCGAACGTGGCTCCAGACGGTCCAGAAAGTCATCCAGACCTACGTCCATCGCAATGCCGTCAGCCGAACAGGCACTCTGGCAGCAACACCACACCAGCACGCCCATGTCGCTGGTGTCTTTCATCCGGCTCACGTCCTCGCCCGTCTCGCGCTTGTAGCGCCTCATAGCACCCAGCGTCAGACGACACGGCCAACGGCGGCCGTCACTGGTCTCTATCTCTATATTCCCGCTTGAGGGATGCGAAACCGTGCGCTGCTCTTCCGCAGCGCCGGTTCTTGGCTTATCGTCCTTCGTCATAGCTTGTTCCATTGTTAGCCTGCTGTCGATTCCTCTTCGCCGGCATCATCCAGCGGACCGCTGTTTTCGAGGGTGATGGAGTAGGTCTCGTCGTCACCTGCCTTGCCCTCGTCGTCTAGCGCGGTGATGATACACTTGCAGCTATGACTGCCACCACCGTCACGGTAGTCCCAGCTCGCATCCACGGGCTTGGCCTCCTTAAACAGGGCCAACAGCGAAGGAAGGTTGTTGCTGCCGTCCTTGGCGTGCACAAAACCGTCAGCGGTAATCGTCACGCCAAGCGTCTTCACATATTTCTCTTCCCACTTGCCGGTTCTTGCCTCCTTGGTCTTGCGGCTGCCGGTCTCGGCCTTGTAGCTGATCTTACAACCGGTCGAGTGACCAAGGGCCTGACCGACCAAACTCAGTATCAGGTCGGTACCGTCTCTGTAGTCTATTTCTTTTGTCATAGTTCTTATGGGGTTTTAATGTTATTTGAGTCTTTTTATCAGAATAATTGCAACGATAGTGCCTATCATGCCAACAAGCACCCATTGTGCCCGTTTGTTGTTCGTAGGACTTTCCTCCGTGCTTGTTTCGCCGTAGGCAGTGGTTTCGCCACGGCATTGAAGACTGTCACGAGCCTTCCGCTCATAACGGCTCACCGTCTGACCGATGCTGTCGGTCTCAGCCTCGGCAACCAAGGCGTCCCCCCGGCGCTTCACGCTCAAACGCGTACGGCCGTGCTTCTTGGTGAACACCGCACCGTCAGGGAGGCTCTGCATCACATCCATCGGGATCAACAGGCTCACGCTGTCGCCCGCCACGCTCCGAACCGCGGTCTCCACTGTCTCGTATGCGGTGCTGACCCGAACGAGCGTGTCGCACCGGGTGCTGGACCACTGATGCCTTTCCACGCTTCTCACCGTACGGCAGCTCACCACGCAGAGGACACTCATCCCAAAGACGGCAAGCCGTAGCACGCTGAACGGCGCGCTCAAGGCGCGTAAGTGCTTCATAAAATCTTCCATTTTCTACTCGCATTTCTTGCAGCTCGTAGCTCACATCTTCATACATGGCCTTATAGGTGTCGTGTACTTCCTTCGCCGTACGCGCCGAGCGAACCTTGCCGCTCAGCAGCCAGGCCAGAGCGGCTCCAAGGCCGCAGGGAAATGCCCATTGCATATATTGAAGGATTGTCTCCAGCATCTTTTGTCATGTTCTTATGTCGCGCTATGCGCTGCATGGTTAATAATTGGTTTCTTGTCTGCTCCTGTTGGGGCCGAAGGCAGGTCGTCCGCCTCTGTATTCTTTGGCTCCCGGCCTGTCTGCTGCTGTGTCACAGCAGCTTTATCTCCCTGAGCCACCGCCTTACATCGAAGCTCGGACAGGCCTTTCCGCCGTCCAGCTGGTTGTGCCCTACAATAGCGGCATTCGGGTGTTTGCGGTGGAAGTCTCTCACATACTTCTCCAGTGCTTTCTTCTGCTCTCGGGTACGCGTGTCACAGGGCTTGCCGGTCATATCCAGACCACCAACGTAGACCACGTGGCGGCTCGTCGAGTTATAACCGGCAGCGCCGTTCGTCACCTCCCAGGGGTCTACCCACTGGTCGTCGTTGTAAGGAACCAGGTTCTCCACACCGCCGTTAAGGTGTATCAGGTCGCTGTAGCCCACCTGCTTCCAGCCACGCCCGCCCTTCGACTTGGGCGAGGTGTGCCAGCGCCGAATCTCAGCGCCGCTCACCTCGCGTCCGTCACGGGTCGCCGTACAGTGGATGACAAGTCTTTTCAACTCTTTCATGCTATCGGGTTCAAGTCATGTTCTCTTTCTTGCAGGCAGTGGCTATGCCGCGGCTTTCAGCACGCCTAGCCTGCCTTGCTCGTCGTCAGTGTCAGTGTGGCCGTCTTCTTCTCGTCGCTGTCCAGAGCCAGCTTCACAGTGCCGGTCACGTCACTCGTGCCGCGGTTCGGATCGGCCACAACGGCCAGCTTGCCGCCAAGATCCTTCACGCTGTAGCCATCTGGTGTCTTGCCAACGATGTGGTAGTCACCGCTTGCGGTCACCTCTACCTCCTGAGTGCCGCCGTCGGCAGTGAAGGTCTTGCTTTGGGGATCAAGACTGATGCTGCCTGCTGTCACGGGGAACTGCTTCTCATCGCGGGTGTCAAGCACCACCACTTCCTCACCGAAGGCGATGTTGGTGTCGGCCTGCATCTTCATCTTGAAGAAATAGCGCTCACCGGCATTGGTCAGCTTGTCAATCTGGATTACATCCTCGTCCTCGCTCAGGTTCACACCGGCAAACAGGTTACCAGTCTCGTCAGGAGCACACAGGGTGGCCACGATCAGTCCGCTCGGCCATCCGGCCAGCGTCTCAATCTTCACACCCTTGAACGACTTCTGGTTCAGGCTGGTCTCGTCACTGTTCTTGTGCTCACGGTCGGTCAGTTCCTGATCGTACTTCTCCCAGTCTTCCATACTCATGATGTAGCGCAGCGACGGGTTCTCCTTGATGGTTTCGGGAATGGCGGCCTTCACGGCATACAGCTTGCCGATCATCGTCGTCTCGGTGGTGGAGATGCGCTTCACGTCACCGTCATTCTTCATGCGGTAGAGAATACCATTGAACAGGTGATCGTCATCATTACCGTACTCACCGTTGATATAGTGCAGACCCAGCTCGAACTTCACCTGCTTAGACAGGGCATCGAGCAACTCGTTCTGAACGTTAGGGGGCAACTCCGTGAAAACAAGGTCGCCCTTGGGCTGCCACGGACGCCAGATGTTGCGGAACGTGTTTGGGTTGAAGGTCGTGAAGGCCATGAACTCCTCAGGTTCCAGCACATGCTCCGAATAGTTGTAACCGCCCTTCGAGTCTTTGTCGTCGGGCATCTCCTTTACCTTCTGCAGCATCTTGCCGGTCTTCAGACGGGGGATGCTCAGCTTCTTGCTCACATTGGGAATCACGCAGAGCAGACCTTTGTCCACTATCTGGCATCCCAGCACGGCGAGGGTGAACAGTCTCTCAAGTACCTCGCCATTGTAGTTGGTGTTCTTAATTACGATTGCCATAATTCTTTTTTTCTTGTTAGTTGTCTGTCGTCTGTTGTCTGTCGTCAGTCGTCAGTTGTCATTTGTCTGTCGTCTGTTGTCTGTCGTCAGTTGTCTTTCCTTTCTCAGCAGGCCGCAGCTCTGTCGCGGCTATAAGAGGAAGCTCATCTCCAGCTGCCATTAGCCTCGTAACGGTCCTGGATCTCAGCCTTGCGCTTGTCCCACGCACTCTCCTTGGGCGCGTCATTCTTCAGGCTGTCAATCACACGCTTCGTCGGCTGAAGCTCAGCCAGGGCTTTCTTGCCTTTCTCAAAGTCGCTCTCCAGCAGGGCGGCAAAGGCCGGACGAGTCACGGCATTGATCTTGCCGCACTTCTCTGCGTCATCAAGCATCTTCTGCTTCTCGGCCACAAATGCCTGAGTCTCCTTGTCTTTGAAAGCCTGATTCTCGGCCTTCAGCGTTGCGTTCTCGGCAGCAACTGCCTCGGCAGCAGCAGCCGTCTGGGTCAGCTGGGCCACAATCTGCAGCGCAGCCTCCTCCGAAGCACAGTCCTTGAACTTCGGGTTCTTTTTCAATTCGTCTAATAATGCCATTTTTCTTTCTGTTTGTGGCCGTACCGCTTGTTGCCGTACCACGGCAACGCCCGTCTCCAGCCGGTTATTGAATATTGCGTATATCTCTTCTGCACTCATCTTTTCCGTAGGCAGAGGCTCCGTAGCTGCATCTACATCGTAGATACCGTCAACGAATCCTCTCTCTAAGGCTTCCTCGGCACTCAGCCAGTGATCTTTACCGTCGAAATACTCCGCACGGATGTCCGCCTCACTCTTGCCGATGCGCTGACCGTACATCTGGCAGAGTGTTCCTTCCAGGCCTTCCAGTTCCTCAATGCAGCTGGCAAGATCTTCCTTCGTGCCCCAGCAGCCACCACGCACGCTGTGAATCATCAGACGCGCATAACGGCTCATCTCCACGGGCTTGCCGCACAACGCTATCACGCTGGCCATCGACGCGGCTATACCGTCAACATAAATGTGGATGTCGGCCTTGCTCTGCCGCAACGCGTTGAAGATGGCTATACCGGCAAAAACCTCACCACCTACGCTGTTGATCCTTACGTCTATCCTGCCATAAGCTTGCTCTGCCTCTATCAGCTCGCGCATCACGTCACCGCTCCTCACGTCGCCGCCTATTTCGCCGTAGAGCAGCAGACAGCAACGGCCGTTCCCTGGGATAATATTGAAAAACTTCTTCATGTCCTATTTCTTTGCTGGCCGCGGCTATGTCGCGGCTCCATTCCGACTGCAAAATAAGCACTTTCCAGCCACCTCCGCAAATCGCGTCCGCGTCATAACACTTTACAACGTCATCATAACGCCATAAAGTGTTATCATGCGACACCGATTTGCCTGTCTCCCGTTTTATCGCCAACTTTGCACCACAAATAATTAAGTAGGTAAACTATGTCGCTGTGCCACAGCGACCCATAAACAATACAAATAGCATGGCAGATCTGACAAATCAGCAAAAGCGTGATTGGGCAAAGACGCTCTACCTCCGCGAGAACCTCACACAGCAGGAGATTGCCGACCGCGTAGGTGTCTCGCGAGTCACTGTGTCCAACTGGGTGAATAAAAACAAGTGGGAGGAGCAGCGCACTGCTCTCACGCTCACACGCGAGGAGCAGGTACGCTCGCTCTACAGGCAGGTGGCGGCCATCAACCGTGCCATCGAGGAACGGCCCGAGGGTGAGCGCTTCGCCACTTCGGCCGAGGCCGACATCATCGGAAAACTCTCCAAGTCCATCAAACAGCTGGAAATGGAAGTGGGTATTGCCGACGTCGTGTCCGTAATCACCAAGTTCATCGAGTTCCTACGGCCCGTCGACCTACAAAAGGCTAAAGACATCACAAGCCTCGCCGACGCCTTCATCAAGACACTATTGTAAACGTTCAGTATGTTGCTGTACCACAGCAACAAAATAACCAACCAATATGAGCAACTTCATCAACATCACCGACTACGACGCTAGCATCCACCGCGATATCCTGGATGCACTCACACGCGAGGACGTTTCCCTCATCGAGATATGCGAGGACAGGGCCATCGCTGAGATGCGATGCTACCTCTCTGGCAGATACGACTGCGACGCACTCTTCTCACCGTATGTTGAGACCGAGTCGCAACCTGACACCCGCCACCAGCTCGTACTCATGATGGCTCTCGACATAGCCATCTACCACATCTTCTCTATCCATAATCCACAAAAGCTATCCCAGCTACGAAAAGACCGCTACGAGCGAGCCATAGAGTGGCTCAAAGCCGTCGCAGCTGGCACTATTTCCATCGAGGGGGCACCCCTGGCACCGGAAGAGAAGCAAATGGCTCACCAGTCATTCCGCATCGTTTCCAATCATAAACGTCAAAACCATTTCTAATCATGGCTAAGAAATATCGTAAAAAAGTCCCCTATGCTGCTGTATCACAGCAGCCGTCCAAACGCATCACAACAGGTGGACTACGCCCATTGCCCGGACAGACAGCTCCGGCAACCATCATCCTGTCTACACCCAAGCGCTTCGGCATAGATATCGACACGTTCATCAACGCCGTGCGAGCAGCCGACAATATCGACTATTACCGACGTACACGCCTCCTCGATCTCTACGAGGATATCACCATCGACACGCATCTCACATCGGTCATGGGCCGACGACGTGATGCAGTCAACGCAGCGCAGATTTCGTTCCAGCGAAACGGCAATCCCGACGAGACGGTCAACGACCAACTCAAGTCGCCGTGGTTCAACCAGTTCGTGGCCGACATCATCGACGCCAAGTTCTACGGATTCTCGCTCTTCCAGTTCTATCGGGACGAGCATGGATGGATCACCTACGACCTCATTCCGCGTAAACACGTCGATCCCGTCCGGCGCACCATCATGCGACTACAGGGGGATATATCCGGACCGTCATGGGATGAGTACCCTAACATGCTCTTCGTCGGGCAGCAGCGCGATCTCGGACTTCTCCTTAAAGCCGCTCCATGGGTGATTTACAAGCGTAACGACGTGGCCGACTGGGCGCAGTTCGCCGAGATCTTCGGGATGCCCATCGAGGACTATACCTACGACACGGGCGACGAGGATGCACGTGCGCGGGTCATCAGGGACGCACAGGATGCGGGAGCGTTGAAGAAGTACATCCATGCACGCGACGTGGAACTGCAGCTTATCGAGGCAGGAAACAAAACCGGATCTAGCGACGTATATGACAAGCTCTGCGAACGGTGCAACAAAGAACTTTCCAAACTCTTCCTCGGCAACACCCTTACCACAGAGGCACAGGCAACGGGTAGCGAGGCACTGGGCAACGTACACAAAAAGGAGGAAGACCAACTTCTCAAGGCCGACCAGAATTTTGTACTCAACGTCCTCAACTACGACATGGCTGACATCTTTGCAGCCATGGGCATCAATACGCAGGGCGGCATGTTCACCTTCCCGGAGCCAAAGTATATCGACCTCACCGCGAAAGCGAATATCCTGGTACAACTAAAGTCCAACTTCCGGCTCCCCATCTCCGACGACTATCTGTACGAGACATTCGGTGTGGAGAAACCGCAGAACTACGACGACCTGAAAAAGCAAATAGAGGACGACCACCTCCTCCAGCAGATGCTTACGGCACCAGGCATGCAGATTAGCCAGGACGACAATCAGGATGACGACAATCAGGATGACGACAATCAGAATAAACCGGATGAAGAGGTAACATCATCTGGCGATAGCGAGAAACCGAAAAACCGGAAAAGCAAAAACTTCCTCTCGCGTTTTTTCGGCCGCGCCCCTCGCAACAGGGGGGCAGCTTTAGAGTGGTAGTCAACAACCTCTACTATGGTTCTGCCGAATGTCCCGTATGGCGCGATGCCATCGCGCCCATCAAGGCAGAGGCCTCCACCACTTCCATCTCCGACGATATCATTGCTGCTGCCCTCCGCAACATCTACCGCCGCGACTTCAACCCCGAAGGCGATATCGAACCGAATCTCTTCAATGCCATCGCCAAAACCCTCGGCAGCGCCGTCACCGAAGGATTCGCAGCAGGCAGCGGTTCCGCCGCTGCTCCATCCCTCGGTCAAGATCCGTTCCTTCACGCCCTACGTCACTCAACAGACGTGTTCGCAGCCTTCAAGACCCACCGGGCGCAGAACGACATGGCCGCCCGCCTCCTCGATTCGAACGGTAATCTAAAACCGTTCAAACAGTGGAAGGAAGAAGTCCTGCCCATTGCATCGCACCAGTGCAACAACTGGCTCGAAACGGAATACAACACTGCCGTACTCCGAGCACGACAGGCCGCCAACTGGCAACAGTTCCAGGCTGAGAAGGACATCCTCCCCAACCTCAAATGGCTGCCTTCCACGTCCCCCAACCCCGGGGAGGATCACCGCCCGTTCTGGAACACCATCATCCCCATCGACCACCCCTTCTGGGACCAGCATCGCCCAGGCGACCGCTGGAACTGCAAGTGTGACCTCACCTCCACCGATGAGCCACCCACCGACGTCCCGTCTGTTGCGACCGAGTCGCAACCCCAGAACACCCCTCAGTCCGGCCTAATGAGCAATCCCGGTAAAACCGCCGAAGTATTCTCCGACGACCACCCCTATTTCCCCACAGACTGCCGCCACTGCGCCTTCTACAAGCCTGGCACCAAAGCCCGCCTGCAGAACATCTTCCAGGCACAGAAAAAGGATTGCAACCACTGCCAGTATGTCAATACCAGCATCGACCAGGCTAAAGGTATAGATAAGCAGCGAATGGAAGAACGTAGAGCCGAATACCTGCGTTATCTCAATGATACTGATTATAAGGATGTCGAATATCATGAAGAAAGCGGAGGAGTTAAAGCCACTCATATTAACCATACTTTTGATGATAAAAAGGGGTGGTATGAGAAGAAAGTACAAACTGCAGGTTTTGTAAACGGTCATTCGGTTGTTCTTGATGTGGAACATCACAATATTTTTCAACACAGAAATACCGAGGGACTTTGGGATGGCTTGCTCTTTGAAATTGCTGGGGCAGAAAATGGGACAGCCAACAACATCCGAAATGCTCTTAAACATTGTGCAAAGAAGCCTGGTACTAGGATTGCTGTATTATTCTTCCCAAATGACAATTTCAGCACAGAGGAATTTTACGATGGATACTCAAAGTTCATGGGGCTTAAAGGAACTTCGCAATATAAAAAGTTCGATTTAATATATTGCATACGAGGCGATAAAAGTGAAAGTTCCGTTCCGAGAATAATACATATAAAAAAGCCAAGCGATTAACTTGGCTGGAATGAGACACGGTCTCTGAAGGTTAATCCATCTCTCACTTTGCAAAGATAAGCATTTATTTTGAATCCACAAACAAAAAGAAGAAAAAAAATGAAGCAAATAGACAAAAATGCACTCCTCGACTGGAAAAAATACAAGGAAGCCATCTATCGGTCAACACCAGTCGATACATCGATGAGCCACGCCGAACGGGAGAAACATCGTCTCTATCTGGAGGCACACCCCATCGAGTGGATTAAGTTCTTCTTCCCCGGCTATGCCAAATATGAGTTTGCCGACTTCCAGAAACGGGCCATACGCCGCATCCTCGCTCACGACGAATGGTACGAGGTGCTTTCCTGGTCGCGCGAGCTGGCAAAGTCAACCATCACCATGTTCATCGTCATGTATCTGGCTCTCACCGGAAAGAAGCACAACATCCTCCTCACGTCCAACTCCAAGGACAATGCCGTCCGTCTCCTCGCTCCCTATCGTGCCAACCTCGAAGCCAATGCACGCATAGAGGCATACTATGGCAAGCAGCCCTCACTCGGCAACTGGACCGAGGATGAGTTCATCACACGAGGCTCCACATTCTCCGCAGGCAGCGGTTCTGCCGCTGCACTATCACCAGTGGCCTTCCGTGCCATCGGTGCCGGACAGTCGCCCCGTGGCTCCCGCAACGAGGCCATACGTCCTGACGTGCTGCTCGTCGACGACTTCGATACCGACGAGGACACCAAGAATCCGGACATCATCCAGAAACGCTGGGAATGGTGGGAACAGGCACTATACCCAACGCGCTCCACCTCTGAACCCACGCTCATCATCTTCTGTGGCAACATCATTGCCAAGGACTGCTGCATCACACGTGCCGGCGAGATTGCCGACCATTGGGATATCGTCAATATCCGCGACAAGAACGGGCGTAGCACGTGGCCGGAAAAGAACACAGAGGAGCATATCGACCGCACCCTCTCCAAGATCTCTACACTCAGCCAGCAGCACGAGTATTTCAACAACCCCATCTCCGAGGGCGAGATCTTCAAAGATGTGGTCTATGGCAAGATACCGCCATTGTCGAAGTTCCGCGCCTTGGTCATCTACGGCGACCCTGCACCCGGCGAGTCCAAGGGGAAGAAGGGAAAGTCATTCAAGGCGGTCATGCTCATGGGTAAAATCGCCGATAAGGTCTATGTCATCAAGTCACGGCTTGCACAGGCGCTCAATGCGGAGTTCATCGACTGGTATGTGCAGCTCCTCCAGTTCGTAGCCGGGAAAAGCAATGTCTATTGCTACATGGAGAACAACAAACTCCAGGATCCATTCTTCCAGCAGGTCTTCAAACCGCTCGTGCAGAAGGTCCGCAAGGAAAAGGGCATCGACCTCTATATCCGGGGCGATGAGGAAAAGAAGACCGACAAGGCCACCCGCATCGAGGCCAACCTGGAGCCCATCAACCGCGAGGGGAACCTGATCCTCAACGAGCAGGAACGCGATAACCCGCACATGAAGGAACTTGAGGACCAGTTCAAGCTCTTCACTCTCAACCTCAAATACCCGGCCGACGGCCCCGACGCCGTCGAGGGTGGCCTGCGTAAGCTCAACGAGCTCACTGCCTCTCTCGAACCGCCGGTAAAGATCACGGCAGAGCAACTCCGTTCCAAAAACAAATACCGCCTCTAACGTCCCGTATGCTGCTGTATCACAGCAGCCAAAACAGATAAGAATCATGACCCCACAACAGTTCACAGCCCTCGCTAAGGCAAAAGAGAAGAAAATACACGACGCCATCCACCGCCGTCTGCCGGTCAAGATAGGACGCATGGCTCTGGATCATTTTAAAAACAACTTCCGGCAGGGCGGCTTCGTCGACGGAGGCCTCCATCCATGGCCCGTCACGCGCCGCCAGCAGTTATCAGCAGGCAGCGGTTCTGCCGCTGCAAACTATGGTCCTCTGATGTCTGCTCGGAAGAACCTCTACGGATCCATCCGCTACGTACCGGGCGACGCCCAGGTTGTGGTAGGCACCACCGTACCCTATGCGGCTGTCCACAACCAGGGAGCAACCATCACCTCACACCCCACCGTCACGCCTAAAATGCGCAAATTCGCATGGCGACAGTTCTTTGCCGCAGGCGGTGGCTCTGACGCTGCTAGCCCTGAAGCCGACAAATGGAAGGCCATCGCCCTCAAAAAGGGAAAGCTGACGGTCACCTCCCGTATCCCTAAGCGTCAGTTCATCGGCTCTTCACAGGAGCTTAGCAAGAACGTTACCCAAAAAATAGAACAAGAGATTAAAGATATTCTAAACAGATAAATCATGGAACAGATTATTATCAACATCATGAGGCAACTCGCTGAAGACATGCCCGACATTTCACTCATTGACGAGGATTACGGACAACTCGAAACCGACGAGGATACGTATCCCGTTACTTTCCCATGCTTGCTGGTTGGCAATCTGAATATCGATTGGAGCGACACAAAGTCGGGCCAAAGAGGGGTTGCTATCTTTACTGTGCGCCTGGCATGCGATTGCTATCACGATACGTATATCGGGTCATCACAGGAAGATAAGGTAATCGAAAGACAGACTCTGGCGCGCCGGGTCGACAACTCTTTGCAGGGATTCTGCCCTTCCGAGCATTCCGGTAAAATCTACAGACGCAAGTCTGCGCAGTTCGCTATCCGAGGAGGCATCAAGGTCTACGAAACGACTTTTACATTCTCACTGCACGACTAAAAGTCTTCGTCTCGAAACAGTCTCAGCTGTTGTTCCGTGAGGCGAGGTTTCCTGACCTTGGGAACACCACGCTTGACAATAGCATCTAATTCCTTGGCCTTCTCACGGATAATCGACATAATCCGCTCTTCACTGATAAAAAACTCACGCTCCGACAACAACTTCAGAGCATCGTCATAACGAAGACGCTGCCGCTCTGTCCAATAATACCAACGGCGGCATAACGCTTCGTCCCTAAGACGAACCAATTCTTTATCTCGACCTTTTCCCATTGCGCAATATTCACACGCAAAGTTAGTTATTTTCTTCTATATAAAAATAAAAATGAGCTGCAAAATCAGTATCTTGCAGCCCATTCCATTAACGCCTTTAACAATTTCACCGCAGGCAGCGGTTGTGCCGCTGCTCAAAGCCGACAGAAACTTGGCTCCAGCCGTCTCCACACACCGTCCTTGTCACGCTTCGAGAAATAGTAGTTCTGTGCCGTACCCATCACCACGTTGCTCTCCTTGAACAGCGTCATGATCTCTGCATACTCGCCGTCGAACTTATCCTCTAGCTCATAAAGCTTCGAGATGCTCTTGTAGTCCAGCTTGCCTTGCTTGTTACGCTCCAGCAGCGTCATCGCCAGTTGGTAGATGGGATCATCGGCACCCTTCTCGCTCTGCTTCATGTACTCCTTCAGGTAGTCAATCAGACGCTCGGCGGCCATGTCGGCGCGCTCGTCGAAGGTCTTCACCTGATTGCTCTGAATCTCCAGCTTGAAGTCACCGTCGGTCACGGTGTAACTCCTCTGGCCTTCAAAGCGCGTCTGACCGTAGTCGGTCATCGTTTGCTTAAAGGCCTCACTCTCACCGTCCAGCCACTCCTTGAAACCAGCTACGTCAGACACGATGCGCTCTACGCGCATAAACACATCATGCAGAAACTGCGCACGCAGACCCTCGTAAGCCTCACGACGGTCCTGACGGTTCTGTTTCTCCTCACTCTGCAACTGCTCCAGCAGCTGCCGTCTCTCCTCGGGGCTCAGCCCCTTCAAATCAATCTTTGCCATTGTAATCGTTGTTTTTTGTTTTTTTTTATCGCAGGGCGCGGTTACGCCGCGCCTTTAATCACTGTTCTTTATCTCGCTTGCGGATAATCGCCCGCATCTTCTTCGTCAGCGCCTCCAGCTCCTCGCAGTCCAAGTCCCGGAACTCCTTGCCCGCTATCCTCGGCTGCAGGCAGAAAGCGTTCACCTTGTTCCAGTCCGTAGTGTCAACACCATATAGCTGAAGCTGGTGCAGAGCACTGCTGCGACGTTTCTTCCGCTCCCTGACAAACACATCCCGGGCGTCCGGAGCCAGCATCTTCTCTAAGGCCGCACAGCAGTCGTTATATTCACGATCTGTCATTTCGCGCAGATGCTCTGTCCTTTGTCCCGTATGCTGCGATACTATCGCAGCCTTCAGTTCCTCCCTGTCACCCTTATAGGGCAGCCGGTTGAATGAGGCATAGAATCTGCCGTAGTTCTCCATATCGCTATATCACTTGTTTGTTTTGTTCATACCATATTGCCAGCCCTAAGCGCTCAGCTTCTTCCTTTTCTCGGATAGCTCCAGGACTGTCTTCCCAATCTCGAAGCAAATAGATGGCATCGCACCATTCCAGTGCTGCCAGATCCATCTTCATAATCTCCGTATAGAAGTCCGTGCCGTTCTGCCTGGCCAGTTCCTCGGCGCGCTCGCCCAAACCGCTGGTCGTAGGGTTGAACACGTCAAAGTCCCAACTCCTCAGCTCGCGCTCCGCCCTGGCAAACTTCCGGCGGGTGGCGTCACTCAGAACCTCCTCGCCAATCTTTCCACTGATATATATTTTCATTGCGCTCGCGCCCTCCTCCGGCGTTGCCTTTGTTTTTCCATACGTTCCTCCCATGCCTCTGGCGTCATATTCCGTTTAAGGCATCTTTTATTGATTTCTTCTACCTTTTCCGGGTGAGCCTCCCGCCAATGGCGACATCGCTCTGCATTTCTACGACGGCGTTCTCTTTCTGCTATCTCCTGATATCTCCGGTCGTATTCCGAACTACTCATAACCTTTTTCATGCCCCACCTCCTTTCTGCTTCTTCCACCGTACAGTCACCTCGGCATCCACCTCTCCGGTGCCTCCACATGTCGGACAGGCCGCCTTCACCCATCCGCGACGATCTGCGTCAGGGTTACCATCATCCTGACGCCACCCCCATCCATTCCCATTGCACTCAGGACAGGAAAAACCTGCCACCACGAAATGCTCCGGCTTCGTTTCCCTCAGCACCGCTGGTGCCGAAAGCTCAATCATTTGTCTTTTTCTGCTCATATTGTTCCTTTCGTTGTCTTGTGTGCTGCCGTGCTACGGCAGCCTGGTTATTGTTTTACGATGTTCACTTTCTCGGCCGCACCGAGCCACTTCACTATTCTTGCTGCATAGACCGCGTCGGTCGTCTCTATCACCCTGCAGCCTTTCGTCTTGGCTATGCGCAGCGTTATGTCGGCTGTACCTTTGTCCATCCAGTCATCTACAATACCGCCTAAACGCTCGCCTTTCACTAATATCTGATATTTCTCCATGAGCTAACTGATATAAAATTGAACGTTAAACCTATACTCTCTTCGCAGCCTGGCAACCTGAATAATGGAATCTGGATTTACGCCGTAAGGGAGTTCTATCACTCGCGCCTTCGTGTCGCACACCACGCCTTTCTTCCTGAGCTTATACAGGATATTACTCCTCCGCTTGCTCGTGTTCGTGTATTTGTTAGCCATCACCATCCACCTCCTTCCCATCTGTTTCTCCGCTGGCAGCGGTCATGCCGCTGTCTTCTCCCAGTGCATACTTGACTGCCCCTTCTTCCCAGATGACAAACGGCACACCCGGACGGTCCATAAAACGACTCTTGCATGAGGCCTTGAAACCCTCCACGAATATCTTGATGTCGGCATCATACTCCACCTTCTTAGCCGCACGGCCCTCCGGACGAGTGCCCTCCGCATGACTGATGAAGATAAACAACTTACTTGGATGCTCCTCTTTCAGCTGCTTGTAGCCCGCATAAGTCAAGCCGCTGTACTGGAAAGAGTCAATGATTACCACACCAGGGCTTTTCTTTCGCTTCAGACGCTCTGAAAGCATCGCCATGGGCTCTCTATCCAAAATCACAAATCGACGCGCCACATCGGCCATTCCGTGCCTCCTGAGCGACTTCTGTACACTCAGGCCGGTGCTCTCCTCCAGACTGTCATAGATCACCTTCTCAAACTTGCACAGATACTTCGCCAACTGCATCACAAACGAACTCTTGCCGTTGCCGCTATGGCCCCACACAAGCCATGTCCCGCTCTTCGCCGGTCGCCCCAAGGAAGCTTCCCAAGCACCCGTAAAGGGGAACGAGGGAATCTTCATTGCAAGCACCTCCGTCGGACTATATGCTCTTCGTAATCTCATATCTCGGATTCCTTTACCGTAGACAGCGGTTCTGCCGCTGCTCTCCCTTCTTCAGCTTCTCAATCTCAGTGTACACTCGTCTCAGACCGCCACCGCTCCCATACACAATCTGCATCACGTCGGCACCATCTGGGGCATTCACCTTCGCCACAATGGTTGCCTGGGCCTTCAGGAACTTCTGCCGCTCCTTCTCGTCCTCCGGAGTGACCCGGCTATATGTATCCCCGAAGCGGCTTAGCATCTCGGCATAGCCCACCTTCATGCCTTCCACGTTCCTGTCTATCTTGGCCCGCAGACCGTCGGCTCCCATCATATACCAACCGCAGCAACGCTCCGTGGCATTCCAGAGGGCCTTCAGCTCCAGAAAGGCCTCATACTGCAGGTCGCCTGCCTCGTCGAGTACCACTAACGGCGTGTCCAGCGTCTTCATGTAGGCTACCAGGTCTTCATACATGTCATAGTAACTGCCAATGCTCGTCACACCGAACTCCTTGGCTATCTTCCGCACCAGTTTGCGCTTGGTTTTCACCTGACTGCAGTCTATGTAGATGGCATTCTTATGCCCCTTCACATACGCCTTGGCCGTGAAGGTCTTCCCAATATTGGGGATGTCGCACAGAATGGCACTCACGCCGCTCTCCTGGCACAAGCCCAGCTGCGCGCTGATGAATCGATAGGTGGGCGTTTCGGCGGCCTTCCACTCCATATCCTCACGAAGCACCACGCCAAGCCGTCGGGCTATACCTACCCAGCCGGCATCGCTCACCTGCCGGTCCCAATTGCCTTTCTTGATGGCATTATACACCGATGCCGAGATGCCGAGCACGATGGCATGCTTATTGTCACTCGGATAGTTCTCACGGTCGGCAACTATCGCTGCCACAATCCGCTCTTTTATGTCTTTCGTTATTTCCATTCTAACAGGATTCTAATGCCGATGCAATGAGCAATACGGCGGTTAACAACATAGGGTAAAGCACCCCGTAAACGACCATCTCCGTCCGGCTAAAATTCTCAGCACGGAGATCAGCTTTGAATAGCTCAATCATTTCTTTCATATATTCAGATCTTGTTTTGTTCTACATACTTGCCACGCCAGCCGCCGCATAACGGTCAGCGTCCATATATTCCGAAAAGTCTTCATCGTCCGGCTGTCCTGTATGCTGCTGTACCACAGCAGCCCCTTCTGCAGCCTCCTCAATAGCAGCCTCCTCTTCCGGCCTGATGACTACCACCTTCTGAATCTTACCGTCCTTCATCATCTTGTCAAACTGGCTCACATACTTGGCTTGCTCCACGTAGGCTTCCCTGTCAGCATCCGTCTGCTCTGCAGTGGCCTCGTTATACTTAGCCACCCTCTTGCAAACACAGATAAACTCGTCACCCTGCCACAGGTAAACCTCCTCGGGAGCACCGCCTTTTCCGCAGGCCGCGGCTTCGTCGCGGCAATCATCGGGCAGCCAGTAGGCTTCCACCTTCAGGTTCCGTGGCTCCAGCTTCTCTATCACCTTCGGACTAGGTAGCTGATACTGCTCATACTGTACCGTCACATACATGTTCTGCCGGATGGTGGTCACTGTCTTCTCGCCGATATACCGGTAGAGGTAGCTCTTATCCCACGGGCGCAGCTCCGGATTCTGTCTTGCACACAGCACATCCCAACGGGTCATGCCAGGATACATCTTTTGGTTAGGATGCAGTTCATGGTTGTATTCCTCGATGGCTCTAAGGTCATCGGCCACCAGCTCTTCATACGTGTAGCTCTTCTCCTTGTAGGTATTGTTCAGTTCATCGTAAACCTTTTCCACCTTCGGACGGTTGGCCTCCAACTTCGAGTACCAGCGGCCAATGCCCACCTGCAGTTTCTTCTCAGTACCGTACTTCTTCACCCGGTTGAAATGCTCGGCGCGTTTCTCGCGAGAGTTGCCGGGGTTACACCAGCGTACCATCGGGAATACCACACCGGCCTTCATCAGCCCGTCGCTGAAACTCTCCACAAGATGGTGCTCCACCTCCAGTTCCATCGGGGTATAGAAACCGTTCCTGTCTAGCATCCGGAACATATCCCGCATGCAATCGACAAACAGGTCGCGGGTCTTTAGACGGTTGTAGGCCCTTCCCACCACGGCTCCACTCACCACGTCGTAAGCATAGTAGGCTTTCACCCTCTGCCCGTTGTGCATGGGCCTCGGCAGGTCGCGGTCATCCAGCGACACCTTACTCAGCGCATAGACGGCATGAGCGCGCAGGTGATAAGGACGGTACTCGTTGTTGAAGTCCCACTGCGTGTCGTGCAGCTTAGCCCTAAGAGCCTTGTTCTTCGGTGTGTTCAGATAGTTGGCAATGGTGGCCTCGCTCAGCACCAGCGGATTGCCTTTCTTATCTACAAATTCTCTCGGTTCGAACACCTCGCCTGTCTCAGGATCAGCAACGGTCACCTCGCCCTTCACAAACATATTGTACATCTCGGCAACAGTCGTGTTGTAAGGACGCTCTGGCAGACTGTCAAGGCTCAGAATTAGCCGCTCAATGTTATAGCTCACCTTGCGCGTGTTCTGGTTCCGGAACTTCTTCGAGATCAGTGTCTCGTAACCGTCCGCCTGGAACTGCTTCACCGTGTCACGGAAACGATGGGCACTTTTCGGCAGCGTGTGGCCCGTCTCCGCCTGATAGTAGCTGATCACACCCACGATCTCGCCCCAGTTCACCGTCGGCCCGTGCATCGCCCTACGCATGATATTCGTGTCGCTCACCACGGTCACAATGGCCTGCAAGACACTTGCGTTCACCGTGTACTCGTTGATCTTCTCGGGGGGAAGACTCCCACCGTCCATGAAGCGGTAGCGGGTGTAGAATTCACGGGCCTTCGCATCCAGACGATAGTGCTGGCCAAACCAGTCCTTCAAAATGTTTACTTCCATGTCTCCGTATTTTTCCTTAATGGCCTCGCGGAATCGCAATGGCAGCGTGGCAACCTCTATCAAGGCGTAGGTGGAGGCTCCACCACCGCGCCTAACAACATTGATCTGACCGCGCGCCTTCAACTGCTTATAGTTTGACTCACTCATAATGGGGGCAAGCACGTCCTTCGGCAGGTCAAACGGGGCATATCCGTTCAGCACGCGGCTGTGGCTATAGTCTGCCTTGCCGCCTACCCACACCGGCCTGTCGTCGTAGGTCAGGTCCTGGGCCGAAATACATAATATCTTGCCGTAATACTCCATAGCTCTTTCTCTGTAGGCAGCGGTTGTGCCGCTGCTCTTATAAAGTCATCGCCATTTGTTCCACCTCTGCCTGCAAGGCCTCATACTCGGGAACCGTCAGCCCCTTGTCACGGCGTTTCTCCACACCGTCAACATATAGCACCGTCACGTCGGTCTGCTTGTGAAACACAATCTTGAAGCGCGGGCCAAGGGTCTGAGTCATCGTACGCTCCAACTCCTCGTGGCTCGTCTCCCATTCCAGCGACTGGCCGCCATCGACAATCGCACCGCCACACTGCTTCACTGCCACATACCTGATCTTACGCGAAATGTCACTATCTGTCTTCCATGTCAGCGCGTTCCAGATGCTCACCCTACTGAGGTGAGGAAAAATCTTGTTCAACTTGTCACGACCTCTCTGGTCCAATGTAATTCTCTTTGCCATAATTCTGTCCTCCTTCGTTTTATTTGTTATTATCTTTGATATCTATATCTTCAGCCTTCTTCTCCGTAGGTCGCGATTCCATTGCGGCAAGAATCACATCTCTGTCCTTCTCGTCCAGCTGGTAGCCTTTCTCAACCTTCCGGCGCGTCACCTCCTTCTGCCCAACGAGCCACCAGGCAAGACGAACCAACTCATGTGCCGCATAGTCCCGTTCAGCACCACATGCTATGGCATCGGCAATCTCCAACAGACTGTCAGCCTCGTCACTGCGAAGCTCTTTACCCTCGTTCAACTGCATCTGCAACTCCTGCAGCAGCAACCCATTCTGATGGGCCGTGCCAAACAGCCCCTTCACCAGCGCACTCTCGCCAATCTTCAACCACTCACGGCAGAAAGTATCCTTATCCATACCGTCACCGGCTGCCATATACATGGCGTTAGCCTCTACATACTCTTCCTGAGTCACTGAGCGACCAATGCGCTCCTCAAATTCCTTCTGTAACATGGTCTTTATATTTTTTATGATGAATAATTCGTCTTTATCAACAAATCTTTGTATCTTTGGCACCGCTTAACGGTGTTAATTCGGCTGCAAATATAGTGATTTCTCACGAAACAGCCAAAGAAAATTCGAAAAAAGTCACGATTTATGGCGAAAAATAACGAAAAATTCGGGACTATTCACGAAAGAATAGCCTTTTGTGTCCAAAATTATGGAGAGGGGAAGAATACTCTATTTGCTGACAAATTGGGTGTTAGCGAGGGTAATATACGTGGATACATTAAGGGCGTAGTTCCTAAAGCTGATGTTTTGGAAAAAATCGTGAGAACTTACGACGTTTCGCCAGAATGGCTTTTAACTGGTAGAGGTGATTTCTCAGGAAATAGCCAAAGAATTATCGAAAAAACTTTAGATCCAGGCGAAAATTCCCCCTCGGAGCCCAAAATAACTACCGAAATAGGGCAGGGAGTACCTTATTTCGATGTCGATTTCTTTGGGGGCTTCAGCGAAATCTTTAACAACCAATCTGCCATACCGGCATGCAACATCGTCGTGCCTGGTTTCGATAAGGCAACAGTGTGGTGCAACGTCACCGGACACTCCATGGAGCCGAAGATCAATCACGGCGACATCATTGCCCTACGTGAGTGCACCATCCAGGATATCCAGTATGGAGAAATCTACGCCGTAGTTCTCGACACCATACGCACCATCAAGATCCTGCGCAGAGGATCCACACCCGACGTCCTCCGCTACGTCCCCATCAATAAAGCTGAATTTGACGACCAGGAGTTCCCTATCTCTCGCATCATAAATGTCTTCGAAGTTCTCGGATCTGTAGCAAAGTTCTTTTAATATGGATTTATATGAACCTACCTATGTTGCGTTGGTGAAAAGGTATGAAGCTGAGAATAGGCGTCCTGCAACCGAAGAGGAAAAAAAGGAATTAAGACGAATGGCCTCAGAACTTCTTCAGGATGCTTTTACTGACGAACCTGACAAAGAAGACTTTGTAACAGATGACGAATTTGTAGATTATAGGTATCAGGCACATCAAGTACTTGGTTTTATTTTCTGCTACCATAACAACTTTAGCGGTTTGAACAGTTTTTACGATTTAGATAAAGCCATAAAGGAACTTGACGAAATAGTAAGCAGACTGGATTCAGAACAGTTTTGTGACCTTAGCATAAAACTTGCTATAAAATACTGTCGCATCCAGTATGTAAAGGGGGATTGCTCTTATTACCTCTCTAAAGAAGATGAGGAAAAACTATTAATGCGTGCTTGGGAATATCCCAACCTTGAAAAACCAATAAGGCAGATAATACCCGTTTTCAAAGAATATTGGGATGGTATTCTGCAAGGTTATAAGCGACCGCCTGCAAAAATCAACCGATTAAATTACCTCATAAACTTGCTCAATGAAGTTCTGGAAAAACCATATCTTCAACAATATAACTCTGCAAAAACAGAGGTTGCCAATTTGCGAGACATTTATGCCAAACAATTAAAGTAA